ACCGGTGATTTCCAATTTCATCTTGCTTCTCCGTTCGGCTAGAGCCTCCCCCTAACCTTCAACTACAGTATAGCGCAACACTTTACCTTCTGTCAACACTTTTGCTTTACTATTTACCTAAAGCCCCAGTCTCTCGGCCACAAAGGACGCACTAACAAGTGCGTCAACAGCAAGACACGCCTGACAGCAGAAGATGGCATATGTGGTTTTGGCATAATGTTTTATTCAGGCAACATTAAAAGCATTTAATGTAACATTAATAATACATTAATGCGGGCGTTCGCTGCGCTCACGCGCTTACCTCCATCGTTAGGCGCCATCAAACAGCGATGCCTGCAATAATTTCGGTGGCTCGTCTGGATGCGCCAGATTCGCAATTGCGTCAACCCTGGATTCGTCCAGATCCGACCCTAGCCAGTTCACGCCAAGCCGCCGACATGCTTGTAGTGTCACGCCGCTTCCGGCAAATGGGTCGATCACAATATCGCCATCTCTGGCAGTATTTCCAATCAGCGCCGTAATCCAGTCTATCGGCTTGCTATGTTCGTGCCCGCTAGTTGAATGCAGCGATGTGATTGGACTAGAAAACACATCAGAAAGCATTTTCCCCGAGTCAGGGGTAAACAAATAACTGCCTCGACTGTTTGTCACTATTCGAGGTTTTCCACACGGATCGCCGAACAGCCACCCTTTCTGACGGTACTTCGTTATATCTCCGTACCAAAAACACATCTTCATTCGCCTTAGAGGCCTGTTTGGCGTATACCAGCTAGATACGCAATCCCACACAAATACCCATGTAGGCGGGCCGAATAACCGCACAATATCCCCAGCCCTGTACCCGTCACAAAACGCCAGCACGTTATCACTGTTGCGCATGTTGAATTCAGCGGCAATGTCCCATGGCGGATCGAATATCAGCGTGTGCTGGGTGTTCGCGGCGACGGCGTCGTACAGATACTGCCCGTCGCCGAGGAACAGCAGCTCGCTATTACTCCGATGCTTTTCTTTTGGCACCATCAATTCCGCACCTAACCGCCCCACCTCGCAGCGTAACCACATAACCGGGTTCAAACTCGCACTTCACGTTGTCGCAATCCGAAACAAACGCCTCGGTCGTTTTGCCGTGCCCATAGGTAGCGTCCCAAATATCAACCCCCGCTGGCGTAACCGTTATCTGGTCACGCGGTATTTCGCGGCCAGCTCTGCGTTTCGCCCTCGCTCCGCTAGTGTTCAATTTTTCATATCCAACAGCCATATATCACCTCGTCGTTAAAACGCCTAACCAGGCGCTCCAGTTGATTGGTTCGTCGCTGCGCTCCTGCGCAACAACTGAGCTATTTCGTTATGATGCGCTTGCCTCTTCGTTGTTTATTTCCCGCCTCACCAAAATGGCCTTGAACTTGTGCGCGTCAACGTGGGTTGAATCCACATAGAACAATGGCTCCTGTTGCAGTATTCCATTCATCTCACTTGCAAACGTCCAAGCGTCATCGGCCTCTACAACCACAATTGCATCCATTGTATTGCCTTGTGTCATTTTCTTTGCTCCGTAGTTCACGCCTCATAACAAGGCGCTCATGGGGCCGACGCCGTACCGGCGCGGCATAGATCGTCGTTACAACCTCGCCCAAGGTGACAGCAGAAAAGCTATCACCATGGCAGAGATACCTAGCAGGCTAAATGCAGTTAACATGGCGGAGCTGGGTGAATGGAATGTCATCGTCGAAACCGCCGCCTTGATTGCCGGGTTGCGCAGACCCCTCCGCTGCACCAGCATCGCTCTGTGTTCGCGAATCAAGCATCTGCATTTCGCTTGCAACGATCTCTGTTGTATAGCGATCCTGTCCTTGCTGATCCTGCCATTTGCGGGTTTGCAGCTTGCCTTCGATGTAGACTTTAGACCCTTTATTTACATACTCGCCGATAATCTCCGCTAGCCGACGAAAGGCAACAACTCTGTGCCACTCAGTTTTCTCTTTCTGCTCTCCGGTATCCTTGTCTTTCCAAGACTCTGACGTAGCTACGCTCAGGTTTGCTATTGCTGCGCCTTGTGGCGTATGCCTGATTTCAGGATCTTGCCCGACATTACCAACTAGAATTACTTTATTGATGCCTCTTGCCATTGGGTGCTCCTCTATTTAGAAAGTAAGTTCGGCATGTTTCTGGGCTACTTTGCCCAGAAACTTAATAAGTGCCTCGGTTGTGTCTGATATGGCCTGCTCTACTTCGTTGCGCGTAGTTCTGATGTGGAACAGTGGCCGTTCATAGTTGCGATCATCGAAAGATACAAAGTCCCACCATTGAATGTGCTGGCTTACGATGAACGGCGCAAGAACCTGATAGTAATAATCAGCTGGGACTTTATTTTTGAGTAGATACTCAACGTGTTTTTTGCTGGACGGACACTTAATCTCCACCCCCCCAACAATAACCCCGTTATCTCTGTATACGGCATCAGGTGACATTCCGAAATTAGCGATCTTGTCAGAGACAATCATGCCGGTAGTATCGAATCTCAAGCCAGATAACTCTTGATACTTTCGCAGTGCGATTGGTTCCATTTCTTTCCCGCGCTCAACGGCTGCGGTGTTTAGTTCCGTTATTTCCGGCTCCGTCATCCTTTCGGCAATCAACTGGAATAACAGCGGATAATGATTCTTTGATACAGCCTGCTTCAGCGACGTACCTGTCACAATCCCTGATCGTGCTTTATGCCAATCTAATGACCCCTGCTCGAATGTGATTTCTTTCATGATGTCGCCTTTATTTGAAGCGATGCTTTCATTTCATCTTTCACCGCCTCAAGCTGAGGTTTCAGGTGCTTGGGTAAGTCCATAAATGTCTTTTTGAGTTCATCCATAGATTCACAGGCCCGTAGCTGTGCTTCTATGTCGCCGGTAGCTTCATTGTCTGCCGGAATAACATTACGAATGCGCAAGGCCATAGTTACCTCGCCAAAGGCCTTAACCTGTGTGGCAAAGACTTGGATTCGTTTTCCTATCCAGTGGTCGTAGAGTTCTCCGTATAGAGTCGCAATCGTCCGGCTGTTTGTGATGTTCAAGACCATTGGGGGGGCATTAGTAAATGTCACCACTGGGACTCGTTCTTTCTGGCCGTTTGTGTTTACAATTTCCTGGATCTCGACATTAGAAATTTCCGCCACCAGCTCTTCGCCTTCATTCAGGTTATGAGATCCAAGGAGCAGGGTTTTGCTAGGAAACAGATTTTTCCAGTGTGTTGTGTGGGATGGCTCGTAAATAATGTGTGTCATGATGTACCCCCTTAATGGAATGGTGCATTGTTAGGCATATGTTCCTTTCTGCTTCAATCCGCATGGCGAATACTGGCGCTTCCTTCTTGGCATCTTCTCTCGATACAGAGACCCATGTTTCTCTGCTCGGATGAGTGCCATGCGAAGGTGCTTGTTTACTGACGCCTGCCGTTTTACTGGCTTTTTGAATTGCGGGGCGTGGTCGCTCGCATGCGAACCTGCGTTCGCTGTTCGCGTAAAAAGTGATCGAATCAACCTGAAAATCATGCCAATCTCCTTTTTAACAGTTCGTTAAGCGTGGCCTTCGGCACGCTACCTTTTTGTTAAAGTTCAGACCCAAAGCCCAGGTCATCCCGAAAGCTACGCATCTCATCGGGAACCTCTTCCTCTATCTTCTGCTCAAGCTCCCCTCTGTATGAGTTCATATAGAGAGCCTGCAGAATCTTGTTCATGCACTCGCCCGCTGCATCTGTTACACCCACCTGAAATACTGCTGCGGTTGCGCCGTCCCAATCAAAGTCAGCGTAGAGCTCCAGTTCCATATCCAGCTCCATGCCGTCCGTATGGCGTGACTTCCATGTGGCTCTGCCGGTGCTTTGAGATGAGAATGAGACCTGCATTACCAAAGCTCCTTGTCGCAACGCTGGCCACAAAGCCGCATCTCTGCCTTTGCTTCTTCTCGTTCGTCGGCGAAGTCGTCTTTCAGCTTCTGCTCGACAAAAGGCCGGTAGAGGTCATCGAGCATGGAATGACCATCTATTGACCCCTGATCAGTTCCAGAGAGGATTCTGGCGATAGCCATT